GAATCAATCGTTGAAGGCAAACCCGTCAAGGACCTGATGAAGAAACGTTCCAAGCTTGAAGCTCAACGCCTACGCCTCCAGATCCAGAAGGAGGACCTTGCACCCCTGCAAGAAATCGGCTTATCAGCCATTGACCAACTATCCGACAGGGTCACAAGGGCCGACATGCCTTACTATGATGTCGTGAAGAAGGACCTCGACAAACACCTCGCAGGTTTAAGCCGGGAACAGCGTGCAAATCCTGAAGTGCGAGCCATGGCGTACCAACTCGCCGTAGGCAACAACTTCCAGAAGATATTCGACGCTGAAATGGAGAAACGCCTACGTGAACAAGCTGCCAAGGCACCGGACGCAAACCTTGCCTCACGCACCCAAAAGACCACCTTTGAGAATGAGGAAGTCCCTGAATTCTCTGCCGTCATGAGTAAGGAAACACAACTGGCGCTCAGAGAAAGCCACATGACCCCGGATGAGTATTACAGGAAATGGGGTTACAAGGATGGTTGGGCCGAGTTCTGGTATAAACACAAAGACTTTATGTAATAGGCAGTTTGCAAAAAGCCAAAATTTAGTATATCAATCTTTTAGGAAGGAATAACCATGGGCGCTAAAAAAGTACCAATGACTCAAGAGGAACTATCCAAGGCTGTTGCTGAGGGGAAAATTCAACCCGACTTGCCACCCCCTGGACATGAACGTAAAGAGGTTCTTGCAAAACGCAAGGATGAGCTAGAAAAAAAGGCCGAGGAATTTGCAAACGATACAAGAACCTACGCCATTGACCCATCGAAACTGGAAGAGGAAAGGGAGATCCAAAGGGAGCTCCGCAGGAAACGGAAACGCCAAAGCTTCTTCCACATCGAGATCCCCGGTTACGTCGTCCGGTACGTGGACTATGTACACAACGAAGGCGGCGCAGCTTGGACGGCGAAGCTGAATGGTTGGATACCTGTCACCCGAGAGATGCTCCCGCCTGATCAACATTTCATGTGTCGGTCCGCTGATGGTACTGTACGAGTGGCCGACGTCATGGCTTTCTGTATCCCCGAGGTGATTTACCGGGATATCTTGGAGGAAGAGGAAGAAGATAGGTTGAAAAAGGAATACGGACTTGAAGCGGAGGTCTACCGGCTCGCCGATAAACACGAAGGCAAGTTTAAATTCCATTCCAACCTATCCGGCGATAACCAATTCATTGACGATGTCGCAGGGAAGTTCGGAAAGGGTCCGAGGAGCCGTGCTGCTAGTAAAATGGCTTTGAAACACATCGGTAATAAAATGAAAGATGGATACGTACCAGGTATCCCAAATAGATAATAGGGCAAAAGGAGACACACTATGTGGAGAAAACTTTGGTTCAACGACAAGGTGGAAGGTGCAATAAGACAAATCATAGCTTCCGGTTCAGCTTACATTGACCATGACACCGGATTAATCAAGCCGAGCAAAAAGCAGATGTCCTATGATGGAAATTGGTTATTTTCAGGCTACACCACCTCGCTACGGGACTGCTACCTCTGGCACCAAATCATGTTCAACCACTTCAACATCGTGCCTGAGTTCTGTCACCAGAGATGCTATAAGGTCGTGGTGAAGGTAAGGAACTTCCTTGAAGCCATGCAATTTTACGGCTTAATGTACTCCTCAGGCTGTCTACGGGCCGAATGCTGCCCCATCCATGGCAAGGTAGGTATGGACGAGAGATCGTACACTGACGCCCCTTTCAATGGCTTTGTGTATTGCGATGGTCTTATGCAGGGACTTGAAAAGTATGACATCATAAGGGAAATGATCGACAAGCATATGCCTGATGGGTCGAACATCCAAGTGATACTGAAACGAAGCTGCACAGAGTTCGAACGAGCCTACGGACCCACGAACAGCAAGTTTTGGGCAGAAATGCCGCAGGAACACCTTGAACTCCAACACAGGCTTGAAGATATCTTTGACGGTGTTTGGTCAAGTTCCATTCAACCGGATTGGCTAAAGAACAAAATAATTTACAAACTCGCAAGGTGGGCTAATGCCCATGGCGATAAATCATGGATTGACTATTTCGGCAGTGGTGACTTCATGACAATGAAAGCGGTGACATATCACCATCTTGCCGAATCTTACAGCCCTAAAATAGAAGGAGATAAAGAAAATGGCTCAAGCTAAAATTAGAATCTTCCCCGGAACGAGAGCCGGGCATCACAGCGCGCCTACTTATACCCTGCGCCAAAAGAAAGCCGCAACCTTTCGTCAGGGTGCTCCGGTTAAAATCGGAGCCGATTCTGGATCGAGTAGTGTTGCTTCTTTTACTGTACCTACGACAGTAAACAGTGGTGCGAGTAGTTTAGTCCAGTTCGTTGCCGCAGCAAGCACCGGAAATGTGGTAGGGTTTGCAGCAGGTAATGCCAAGCCATCCAGTACCGGTGACATTGTAGTCAATCGCATCGCTGAAGGTGTGTCCTTTGTCGGTAACTTGATACATCCAACTCCCGCTTCTGCTGTAGCTACTGCGGCCAATATTGGAGCAACAGCTTACCTTGCTCGCATTGTTGCTTCCGTTTCAGCCTCTAGTGCTGATGCGGTTGGTAATAACTGGGGATTCACTCTCTACACGACTTCGGTGTCGTCCACCTCAAACTTGGTCCGAGGTAAAATCACCCGGTTAGTTGACCCCGCCAGTACCGTAAACGGGAGAGTTGAAGTTGAAATCACCAACGGCGGGCTGTTCCGAGAGGATGCGTAATTAAAGCCCAAATAGGATAAGGAGTAAAAAGAAATGCCACAGACAAGAGCCTCAATTACTGAATTACTTGCACCCGGATTGAGAAAAGTACACATGGAGAGAGGCGACCGCTATCCCCGTGAGTACGAACTTATTTTTAACGTCCAGACAATGGAGTGGAACCCGGTTACTGACCAACAGGTATCCGGTCTTGGAACCATGCCTGCTAAATCTGAAGGTGCCCAGTTCACCACTGATGAAGTCATCATGGGTGGGACGAAGACCTACACCGCGCAATCCTGGGGTATGGCAGTCGAGATCACCTACGAAGCTTGGAAGGATGAGCTCTATGGTGTCTTCGAGGAAATGGTGGCGTGCATTGCCGACGCTGGCCGGAACCGAGAAGAAGTCTCTGCCTTCAATGCCCTCAACAACGCCTTTAGTACCAGCTACACCGGCTTCACCTCAGGTGAGGCACTATGCTCCACCAGCCACACCGCCTTGAATGGTGACAACTGGTCGAACCGGCCCTCAGTGGACATTGGTCTTTCCATCACTGGTATCCAGGCTGGTATGAAATCATTCCAGGACATGACCGACGAGCGTGGTTTACCCCTGCGCTTGAAACCCTCCATGCTTCTGGTAACCTCAGATGACATGTACACTGCAAGAGAGATCCTTGGTTCACCGCAGAAACCCTACACCTTTGACAATGAGCTCAATGCCTTGATCAAAGACGACCTGTGGTACATGGTCGGCCACTACATCAACACCAGTACCTACTGGTACATGCTCGCCGCCAAAGGATCACATGACCTTAACTTTTTCTTCAAGGAACGTCCCTCGTCCCACATGTTTGACGATCCTTGGACCCTTAATGCCGTCTTTGCCGCCTTCCAACGCCACACCATTGGTGCTTGGGGTTCTCCACGTGGCGTTTTCGGCTCAACCGGATAATCTTACCGAACCGCATAGGAGGGTAATAATATGAGTTCCAGACTAAGAGAAATTGCATCTTCGGCCCTTGGCCGCTTTGGTATCCCTGGTATCGCAGAAGTTCATGTGTGCGCCGACTCCGATGGTGGCGCACCTTACCAGTACTGGAAGGATCTTTGCCACGGGAATGCCAATAACTTCCACACCGACATCGAGACGGCCCTTGCCCTTTGTACCTCCGGCAGAAACGATGTCGTGTTGCTCACACCCGACAATCACACCCAAGGGGATGCCATTACTTGGGACAAAAACATGACTCACCTGGTTGGTATGTTCCCGCCCGCTATGATGAATCAGCGCTCCAGAATCACCCATAATGCGAACTTCACTCCGATGATTGACGTTACCGGGTATGGAAACCTGATTGCTAATGTGTACTTCGCCTACGGTCGCGGGAATGCCGCCAACCTTACATGCTTGCAGGTATCGGGTGACAGGAACAGTTTCATTAACTGTCACTTCCTGCCGGGCAACGCCACTGAGCTTGATCAGGCCAATTTTGACTTGGTCCGGTTGAACTGCGGTGAGGTGTACTTCAAGGATTGCACCTTCGGTGGTGACACTGTGGCCTGGACCAATGGCGACATGATCCGGCTCTATGGTGCCTCTGACCGATCTTGCAGACCGGTCTTTGAAAATTGCCTGTTTATCATGAAGGCTGACAACGGCCAAGTGAATTTCATTGAGACGGTTGCAGGTAACGGTTCTGCCCTTGGGGTCTTCCGTAATTGCCATTTCATCAACATTGGTACATCTTTATCGGCGGCTATTGACGGTGCTGGCTTGGGGAACTTCAAGCTGTTCTTCGATTTCGGTTCTGTCTTTGCTGGTATAACCACCATCATAGCCAATGCTTATGACACCAATGTTTTCACTGGTTTGAATTACGGCGGCACCGGCGATGATGTGAACAACCTCAAAGCAGGATTCCCTGACACCGCATAATGGAGGAACCATGAAGGAGACACACGAACCAACGAAAAGGCCGGGCGCAAAACCCGGCCCTCACATCGACCCGGAGGATAGGAAAATCGACTTAGCAACGTGCCCGGTACAGGAACTTGCAAGAAGGCTTAAAAAGGGTAGCCTCCAGATCGACGAAATTCCCTTCAACCGCAGGGCGCAGGTTAAGGCATTCAAGAAGAAGGAGAAGAAACCCCCGAACTTGGCACAGGAAAAGGTCCTAACCCTGGAGAAGTTAGTCAAAGACAGGGAAAAACAGGTGGGAGAGATCCCCTTGCAGAAGCGCATCCAGATGCTACGCAAGATGGAACTCGAAGCACAACGCAGAAAATACTTAGAAGAACATCCCGATTAGGAGGTACCATGGCAAAGCAAAAACCACCGACACCTTTTGAAATGGCTAAAGCCGCCCATGAAGGAAAGATAGACCCGAAGGAACTACGTGGGGCGGCTCGCTATGTCTACGAAACCCAACCAAAAGAAGCCATCGAGCGTTACATCTCACGCCCTGCCGATGTTCCATTGAGAAAGGGATTGACACCAGGCAAGCGAATCCGGCGCGCTCGATCTCATTAGGAGGAAAGATGCCACTTACGAAAAAAGGCAAGAAGATCAAAAAGGCGATGAAGAAGACCTACGGTGAAAAGAAAGGTGAGGAGGTCTTTTATGCGTCAATCAATAAAGGGAAGGTCAAAGGTGCTCACAAGAAAAAACAGGGCGGTAGGAAAAGAATGAAGAAGGGAGGAAAGTGATGCCGTGTGGGAAGGGAAAGGGGAAAGGGAAGATTCCTCCGCAATATAAGTCAAACAGGAAAAAGAGGAAGAAGGGGAAATAAATGAAAGTTTACATCGGATGCAAAGTAATAAAAGCCGAACCTATGGAAAAGGATGGTAAACCTGGTTACAAGGTTCAATACCCGGATGGTTACACAAGCTGGTCACCGAAGGATGTTTTCGAAGAGGCTTACCGAGAAATCAACGACAAAGAAAAAGGTATGATGTAATCATGGCTACTGTCGAGGAAGTTGTAAAAAGCATAGCAGCATTATCCCCCACAAAAATCAAACAATTATCCATAGCCCACTGGTTAAATGACAGGTACCGAGAACTCGTCTCAAAAGCCCAATTCGAGCACCTTAGAAAGACAGGTGAGTTAGTCTTGGAAGCCTCAGTAACGGACGGTACCGTAAGTGTAACACGAGGTGGCACTGCTGTGACCGGAACTGACACCACATGGGCTACATCCCCGACAGTTGCAACCCATGAACACTGGTACTTCAGGACCCGGACAGCTTGGTACAGAATAGCCTCAGTGACCAATGACACCACACTCACACTTGCTACAGCCTTCTCAGAGGATACCGTTTCAGACGGTTCCTATCAAATTGTCAAACGTACACACGCTCTGGCATCCGACGCCCGGTGGCTTGGAACCTTCGTCTTCCCCCGGCTCCGGTACAAGATCCCAACCGTATCGGCAGCAGAGATAGACATTGAGGACCCAGGCCGTTTGCTGGCAGAAGGATCACCCCTCAAGGTGGCACAAGTCGGAGTTGACGCCTCGAATTTAATCAAAGTTGAGATCTACCCGCCACCGAAGGAAACAGAGCTTGTGCGTTATTCATATTGGTCCCTTCCGACAGACTTGGAAATGGTAAGCGACATTCCCCCTCAAATTGACCAACACATCTTGAAGGAAGGGGCCTTAATTGATTTCTACCGATCCTGTAAAGTGAAACATGCCGAGGCTGGCAACGTAGAACTGGCAGCTTTTTACAGCAACGAAGAACGAAAACAAGCCACCTCATGGAAAGGCTTCATTCAGGATGCCATCAGGACCAACAACGCCACAGACGAAATGACCCTCCTTATTGAAGGTTTCGGTGGGAACAGAGTCGGCGGCGACATTAGAACCGCTCGTGATCACGTCCTTGCTGGTTGGGCAAGGTAGGAGAGGATACTATGTCAAGACTCGTATCGGATACAGTGGATATACTCTTAGCAAGAACAAGACAATCAGGCGGTATTGCTGTTGACCCTGACTTTGCAACTGAGGTACTTGGAATCTGCCAGCAGATAGTAAACACCTCACTGCAAAGAATCCTTGTTGTGGCCTCATTCGCCACAACCGGAGGTCAACAACTATACCCATTCTCCGATGTAGACACAGACCTGATTGACATTGTATCCATAGAGGAGGGAAACCGGGAACTCCACCAGGCGGTTACCCTTGAGGATCTCTCAGCCTACGACAGTACCTTCTTTACCACAACCGGAGCCTCAGCCTTCATTGGTTGGGCTC